GACGCAGCACTAACAACTGCTTTAACAATTACATTTACAGCAACTGGTGTAGCAGCTGATGCAGATGCATTAGCAGATGCTATCAACGGTGCAGGACTTGCAAATGTTTCAGCAAGTGTTAATACAAAAAATCAAGTTGTAATCAGTCACAGCAAAGGCGGAGAGATTCGTATTGTAGATACATCACAGCAATTGGATAATGTTTACAGTGCATTTGACGAAGCAAACAACTCAACAACAGTTAACTTGTACTATGCTCCAGGCACAGATGGTAACACATCGCCAAAGCAATTTGTTGCAAGTAACTGGGCAGATCTAAAATATACTGCTAAAGACTTAGAACCAACAACTACTCCAGCAGATGGTGCATTGTGGTACAGCAGTGTTGTAGACGAAGTTGATATTATGATTCACAATGGTACATCATGGGTTGGATATCACAACTACGATCACACAGGAACTGGTTTGTTTGGCGCAAACAGCACAAACAACGCAACAGGTCCAATTGTTGCAGCAGTTGCTCCAACAAAACAATCAGATGGTCTAAGTGCATTAGTTGAAGGCGATCTATGGGTAAGCACAGCAGATTTAGAAAACTTCCCAAGAATCTATCGTTGGAACGATGCAACTAGCAAATGGGTAGAACTAGACACAACAGATCAAACAACTGAAAATGGTGTGTTATTTGATGATGCTCGTTGGGCAACAGCAGGTGCACTAGAAGAAGCAAGCGAAATTGAAGACTTGCTAACAAGCAACTACTTAGACCCAGATGCACCAGATCCTGCACTTTATCCAAAAGGTATGCTGCTATGGAACCTACGCAGAAGCGGATTCAACGTAAAACGTTTTGAGCGTGACTACATTGACATCGACGGCGAAAATGTTCGCAACAGTGACGAAGCAATGAGTGGTTACTATCCGCATCGTTGGGTGACAGAAAGTGCAAACAACAATGATGGTTCGCGTAGCTTTGGACGTAATGCACAGCGTAAAGTTGTAGTACAAGCTTTACAGGCAACTGTAAACGGTACAGAAGATCTACGTGATGACGAAACACGTATCTTTAACTTGATTGCAGCACCTGGTTATCCAGAACTAATTGGTGAAATGATCACATTGAACTACGACAGAGGCTTAACAGCATTTGTTGTTGGCGACAGCCCAATGAGATTGCAACCAACTACAACAGCACTTAACGAATGGGCAACCAACGTTAACCAAGCAGTTGAAGATAACGACAACGGACTTGTAAGCAGAGATGAATACTTGGGTGTATATTACCCAGCAGGATTCAGCAGTGATAACGCAGGTAACAACATTGTTGTTCCAGCATCACACATGGCACTGCGTACAATTGCACTAAGCGATCAAGTTAGCTATCCATGGTTTGCACCAGCAGGTACAAGACGTGGCGGTGTTACTAACGCTACAAGCTCAGGCTACATCAACGGTGAAGGCGAATTTGTTGCAATTGCACTTAACGAAGGACAAAGAGATACATTGTATCAACAGAATGTTAACCCAATCACATTCCTAAACGGAGCAGGTTTGGTTGTCTTTGGACAGAAAACTCGTGCAAGAAATGCAAGTGCGCTGGACAGAATCAACGTAGCACGTTTGACTGTATACTTACGTAGCCAACTTAAGAAACTTGCAAAACCATATATCTTTGAACCAAATGATAAAATCACACGTGATGAAATCAAACAACAGGTTGAAAGCTTAATGGTTGAACTGATTGGATTGAGAGCAATTTACGATTATCTAGTTGTGTGTGATGAAACAAACAACACACCAAATAGAATTGATAGAAATGAACTATACGTAGACATTGCAATCGAACCAGTTAAGGCAGTTGAATTTATCTACATTCCACTACGCCTTAAAAACACAGGAGAAATCGCAGGTTTATAAATCATAATATAGGGGGTTATTGATTTAACCCCCTAATATGATAAATACTTGTGAATAGGAGTATATTATATGGCAATCTCAAGCTTATCAAAATTAACAGTTCCATTAGCAACAAATGACAGCGCAAGCAGTCAAGGTTTGTTAATGCCAAAACTACAGTATCGCTTCCGTGTTACTTTAGAAAACTTTGGTGTATCAACACCGACAACAGAACTTACAAAACAAGTTATGGATGTAACTCGTCCGACACTTACTTTTGAAAACATGGAAATTCCAGTGTACAACAGTAAAATTAACCTTGCTGGTAAACACACATGGAGCCCATTGTCACTTAACATGCGTGATGATGTAAACGGAAACGTACAGAAACTAGTTGGTGAACAACTACAGAAACAATTTGACTTTATGGAGCAAGCAAGTGCTGCATCAGGTACAGATTACAAATTCTTAACTCGTATTGAAATCCTAGACGGTGGTAATGGTGACTTGACACCAAACGTACTAGAAACATGGGAGTGCTATGGTTGCTATGTAAACGAAGCAAACTATAACACATTAAACTATGCAACAAACGAGCCAGTAAGTGTAACACTAAGCATCACATACGACAACGCAGTTCAAACACCAGAAGAAACAGGTGTTGGTACAGATGTTGGCAGAACGCTTGGTACAGCCGCAACAGGCGCAGGCTAATAACACTTAACATGATTGCCAGAATAGGGAGTACATTTTTTAATGTACTCCTTTTTTATTAACTGCGCACATTTTATAAAAGATAAATATTATTATGGCGAATCCATTTTCAGGTCTTTTTGACAATTTAATTAACGGAGCACTTAGTCCCAAAGGAAACTTAGGGGATTACACACATGCGAGTAAGGTGTTTGTTGATGGTAATATGCGTCTTGCTCCAAAATTCAAACATCTCTATCATGTTGTTTTAAATATAAATCCAAATATTAATTTAAGTGGTACAAGTGGATTTAATAACACTACTAAACGTGAAATAAATCTACTATGTAAAAGTGTTGATTTGCCCAGCTTTAGTATGCAGACTGAAACACTTAATCAATACAATAGAAAAAAAGTTGTACAAACAAGTGTACAATACGATCCTGTTAATATGGTATGGCACGACGATAATGCAGGATTGACAAATTATCTTTGGAAAAATTATTTCAACTATTATTTTAGCGATGCACAACATGTGCAACAAGATCAAGGTGCACCGGCAATTAAAGATCCTGCGTACCAAAGAGTTGGAAACTTAAACAGTGCATATGGTGCAGGCGGTGTGATGTCAAATAGATTTGGTTTAGATCGTCCTGGTAAAACTGAAAACTTCTTCACAAGTATTCAGGTATTTCAACTTCATCCACAAGACGGTAAATCTACCAATACCAGTTATACATATATTAACCCACTCATAGATCAATGGGATCACGACGAAGCCAATTCAGATGGTAGTGAATTTGCTATCAACAGAATGCGTTTCAGTTATGAAACAGTAATAACTGATAGAGACTATACAGTGCCAGATATTGTTCCTGCAGGGTTTGGCGAATACAGATATGATCAAGGCCCTAGTCCTATTAGTCCAGCAGGTGGCGGATCAACCAGCTTGTTCGGAACAGGCGGAGTGCTAGCAGGTGCAGCAACAACTATTGGCAATGTACAATCTGGTAATATACTAGGTGCACTTATTACAGGTGCTAATACATTTAGAAATGCCAAAGGCTTAACTACTGGAAGTGTAATAAACGAAATTATCAGCGTTGGAGAAAGTGCAATAGTAGATGCAATCATTCCAAGTGCAAGCAATAGATCTGCTACTGAATCAAAATCAAGGAATGATCTATTATGAGTGATTTTCAAAGTACTACCACTAGTCAAGATCAAACTGTTAAAACAAAACAGTATTTTGATAATTACGAAAAAGATAGAGTAAGTTATCCTAGCAATCAAGTTGATGCTGTGATTGGTTTTTTTGAAAGCAGAGGATTTGATAAAAGTGCTGCAATCAGTGTTGGCACTGTGTTGTTGCAACAAGCAAAGATTGAGCAATACAATGTAATGGAATTGATTGACAATTTGCGTCAATATGAAAAACCTCAACTGAATGAATTAATTGGTGCTATACTAAACAACAATAGAGATAAAAATACAAGAATAGGTTTTAGACAAGAAATTAGCGGCGCTAATCAATCTGCAAGAAACATAATTTATTAAAATGGCACAGTATGCACAAGGTAAATTCAATCTAAAAAACCCTGAAAAATATGTAGGCGGACGCACACCTACATATAGAAGCAGTTGGGAATTTGCTTTTATGCGTTTTTGCGATGAGCATCCTAGTGTTGCTAAATGGGCAAGCGAAGCTGTAAAGATTCCATATAGAAATCCTTTTACAGGAAAATACACTGTTTATGTACCAGACTTTTTTATTGCATATGTAGATGCAAATTGCAAACAACACGCAGAACTAATAGAAGTAAAACCCAGCAATCAAATGACAATGGAAGGTGCAGGTCGTAATAAACGCAACCAAGCACATGTAGTTCTTAATCAAGCAAAGTGGCAAGCAGCAAATGCTTATTGCAAACAAAACAATATAAAATTTAGAATTGTAACTGAGAAAGATATTTTTCATACAGGTAAAAGAAGATAAATAATAGTAGCATATAACGGATACTATTATGACTAAAAAATTAGAAGACTTGTTAAACTTGCCAGATGCTCAAGAAATGATAAATGAAGAGCAAGAAAAATCTGTGCCTGTTGAACAACAAGATACATTTAGAGATATTGAAGAACTTGATAAAATTGCAGCAGCATTACCTCAAGTAAAAGGTTTAGGCGAGTTAGCAGACAAAGAACTAAATGAAGTTGCAGACAAAGCAATGCAAGCATATGACGATTTAATGGATTTAGGAATGAATGTCGAAAGTCGTTACAGCGGTCGAGTATTTGAAGTTGCAGGTAATATGCTCAAAACAAATCTTGATGCAAAAGTAGCCAAGTTGGATAAAAAGCTCAAAATGGTTGAGTTACAATTAAAAAAACAAAAAATGGATCAGGACAACTTTGGCGATAATGGCGGTTTTACTGAAGGCGAAGGCTATGTTGTAACCGACAGAAACAGCTTGTTAGAAAAGCTTAAAGTTATCGATAAAGATAAATAGTATATAATAGGATCCTTACAATGAAAAGTATTAAAGAAATATTAACAGAATCTCACAAAACATATCCATGGAAGATTGGTGTTGCTGGTCCGTTGCCAGAAGGTTGCGAAGATCAAATACGCAGATGCATGGAAAAATGGACAGTTGCTAGTTGGACAAAAGGCAAAAAAACGCCTATCCAAGAACGTCCACTAGATTTTCCACAGTTGGAAAATATTGATGTACAGTATTGGGATGCAGAAGTGCGTTATCCTACAACTAGAGAAAGTGTACAAGAATATATTGCACAGTGTTGCGATGTACCAGCCAGTCATGTTATTGTAAGACATCCTAATGAGCCGCAAGAATTGTATCAAGAAGAAAAAGAAAGCGGTCCTTATGAAACACTTCTAACACAAGAAGACATGGGCGGAGAGAGTGCTCAAAGAGATGCAGGTGAAAATCGCATTATGGATCTATTGAAAGAACTAGAAACAGCACGTAAAGAGCGTGGTGATACGTCCAGTGGTTTAAAAATGGAAGCAACGAAAGAAGAACCACAAAACAACCAAAGCGTAGTGGGGAACTAAGATGCAAGATAAATCAATGCAAGATATATTGTCAAACTTTTTAAAAGCAGGACGCCTAGAAGAAACCAACGTTACTGAATGCGGCATGTCAGAAGATGGCATGGAAAGCGGCGTAACATTAAAAACAAGCAGTGCAAGCGAAATGGCAGAAATCCTTAGAGCATTAGCAGGTGTAGAAAATAAACCAGCTATGCCTCCTATGGATGCACCAATGGATGCACCGATGGATATGCCGGTAAAAATGAAACTTCCAATGGGAGAACCAGAAGAAGCAGAAATGGAAGATTACGACAACGAGCCAGAAGAAGAATTCATGGACATGGATGATGTACTTCCAAGCGGTGACGACTTACATCGTAAAAAGGATCTAAAAGCAATGCGTGTAAAAGATCCTGCTGTAGAAACAGCATCTATTAAAGATCGTTTATGGGCAGCATTAAACGAAAAAAAGTCGACATGCAGTGAGTGCGGCAAGCCTAGCTATACTACACTGCCAGAAGATAAACAAAAGGGCGTAGACGGCAAAGTATGCTGGAAAGGCTACAAGCGCATGGGCACCAAAATGAAAGGTGGCAAGCGTGTGGATAATTGTGTAAAAATGTAAACACTCCCCAGACTTCAATAGCGCCTAAGGGCGCTATTTTTTTGACTAAGTAAAATATGAGCTACTTTTCAAATGAACAAATTGACTATCTATATACACAAGTAAATAATCCAATTGGCGAAACTGTGTCAATTTGCCACGAGTGTTACAAACATGTTCCTGCACTTAAATACGAAATAGACAATAAATTGTATATGGTAAAGTATTGTGAAGAACATGGCGTGCATAGATATGTAATAGAAAACGATTACGAATTTATAAAAAATCTTACATGTAGCTATGATACATTCAATTTTAATAATCAAGTTATGCTTGAGATAAGTGACAAATGTAATTTAGAATGTCCGCATTGTTATCATATACCCAACAACAAAATTAAAGATCCGTCAATTGATATTTTGATGAATCAAATCAAAACAGTTGATAAAGAAGTAAAGCAACAAACAAATAGTATAGAATGGAGTCTTTGTTTAGCAGGAGCAGAATCTGCTATGCATGAAAATTTCCACGAATTATTACAAGAAATAAAAAATTATAATAATGGTATCTTTATACAATGTATGACCAATGGTGTTAGATTTGCAAAAGAAGATTTTACAAAAAAATGTAAACAAGCAGGATTACAAGCAAATTTAATTGGCCTAAATCATCCTAATTATATTGGTAATAAAACTATCAGAAAAAAACAAGAAACAGCTATAGATATGTCTTTCAAATATAAAATTGGTTTAGGGTATATAAGTTATACAATGTCAAATTTAGAAGAAATGGAATATATTCTAAATGAAATAACAACAAAACATTGGAAGCCGCATCACTATAGAATTAGATACGGTAGCGATATTGGCAGGAATATAGGACAAGAACGTTTATATCTAAGTGATGTTTATAAAATGTTTGAAAAATGGTGTAAAGATAATAACCAAGAATTTAAACTTTTAGAAAATAGAGATAATAACATTTATCACATTATGGTGCGTGTAGGCAAACACACTATACGTTTGATACAATGGTGCGATGAATATGATATCGACATGGAAAATTTAATTTCTGGTCCGTGGAGTTGGTTTGTGCACGGCGGCAGAACAAATTTTTTAAATCAGATTATTAGACGCAATGCATTTAAAAACAAAGGTATTTTTTTACAGGACAAGCCTCCATTGAGATATCAAATGCAATTGTTTCCTACAAAAACAAAACTTGACCTAAGAAACCTGGAATAAATACTGTATGAGTAAATCACTAGACGGCGTCTTAATTAAAAAAGCCAACAAACAAGAAACATATACTAACGAACAAGTAGAGCATTTGTTAAAGTGCATGGATCCTGATACTGGCTATTTGTATTTTGCAGAACATTTTGCACACATACAGCATCCTGTAAAAGGTAAATTGTTGTTTGAACCGTTTGAGTATCAATTAGGTTTGATGGAAAGTTATCATAATTACAGATTTAATATAAACATGATGCCACGACAAACTGGCAAAACTACTTGTGCTAGCATTTACCTTGCATGGTATGCTATGTTTAATCCAGATCAAACTATTCTTATCGCAGCGCACAAATACACAGGTGCACAGGAAATCATGTCACGTATACGCTATGTGTATGAGACTTGCCCTGATTTTGTACGTGCAGGCGTAACAAGTTATAATAAAGGTAGTATTGAATTTGAAAATGGCAGTAGAATTATTAGCCAAACAACAACAGGAAACACAGGACGTGGTTTATCTATTTCACTACTATACTGTGACGAATTTGCATTTGTGCAACCTAACATTGCAGAAGAATTTTGGACTTCAATTTCACCTACACTAGCAACAGGTGGTCGTGCTATTCTTACAAGTACACCAAACAGCGACGAAGATACATTTGCTACTATTTGGAAACAAGCAGAAGATAAATTTGATGAATACGGAAACGAAAATGATACCGGTCGAAACGGCTTTCATGCTTTCCGTGCAGATTGGTGGGAACATCCTGACAGAGATGAGGAATGGAAAAAAGACGAAATTGGACGCATTGGTGAAGAAAAATTCCGTCGTGAATACGGATGTGAATTCCTAGTATTTGATGAAACACTAATTAATTCAATTAAACTAGCAGCTATGGAAGGAACCAATCCTTCATTAAACATGGGTCAAACACGTTTTTATGAAAAAATTGATCCTAAGAAAAACTATGCTATTGCACTAGACCCTAGTATGGGAACCGGTGGTGATTATGCAGCAATACAAGTTATTGAGTTGCCCACCTACAAACAGGTTGCAGAATGGCAGCACAATACAACAGCTATACCCGGACAGATACGTGTGTTAAATGACATATTAAAATACATTGCAGAACAACGTGGTTCAGATAACGGCATATACTGGAGTGTTGAAAACAACGGATTAGGTGAAGCAGCACTTATTGTAATAAATGATTTTGGTGAAGAAAACATGCCAGGATTGTTTATCAGCGAACCTATACGCAAAGGTCATGTGCGCAAGTTCCGCAAAGGATTTAACACAACACACAGCAGCAAAGTAAGTGCTTGTGCTAGACTCAAAGTAATGGTCGAAAACGATCAGTTGACTATCAAGAGTAAACCACTTATTAGTGAACTCAAAGCATACATTGCAACAGGCAGCAGTTATCAAGCAAAACCTGGTGCAACAGATGACTTGGTTAGTGCATTGATACTTGCACTGAGAATGATTGCAGTTATGAAAGATTGGGATCCTGCAATTTACAACAGCTTTGTACAAATAGACAACGAAATGGAAGATTACGAAGCACCCATGCCTATTTTTATAAGCAGCAACTTTTAGATAAATAACTATATGAAGAAACTAGATCAAATATCAGCCGACTTGTTTAACAAGATTAGAGGTCGTTTTGAAAACGTTACCATTGGTGATGAAAACGGTAAAGTAACAAATGTACCTGAAGATGCACGTTACTTTGATTTTGCATATCTAGCAGATGGCGTTGACTTGGGTAAAGTCAGTGTAGCTTTAGATGCAGAGCAAGGTCTTAGTGTAATTGTTGGTAGAGATTTAGTACAAGGTCAAATGGAAGACGTACAAGACGGCTGGTACAACTTTTTGAAAGAGTTACGTGTATTTGCCAAAAAACGTATGATGAAATTTGAAGTTAGAGATATTAACAAAAGCAACTTAAACAAAAGAGATTATGAATTCTTAGCACAAAACCGCAACGGAGAAAATACAATGGCCGAGTCAAAAATGTATGGAAACGATCGTACAAGTTTCCAAAAAGTAGGCAAAGCAAAAATAGCAATCAAGCATAGTGCGCCTATCAATGTAGAAAGTGCAAGCAGTCGCACTGGCAAAATTGCAAAGATTTTTATTGAAACACCAGAAGGTGAAAAATTTAGATTTCCATACAAGCATCTAGCAGGTGCAAGAGCAATGGCTCGTCACGTTGCAGAAGGCGGACATGCATATGATGACTTTGGCAAATACATTACTAGCCTAAGTGAAGAAATGCACAAAATTCGCAAGTTAAACACATACATGGGTCGCAGTGCTGTAATGGCAGAAACATTAGACCAATACAGTGATATACTAAAAGGCAGAGTTTCCGAAGTACGTAAGGAAATTGCAAATTTACAAAAACCTGCATATTATGCAGAAGCAGTTGCTAACTTTGTAGCAGCAGAAGCAGTTGAAGTTCCAGAAGATGTTGCAGAGAACTGGATTGATCAACTTACAATTAAACAATTCAATGAAGAATTAAAAGATGTATTTCCATATGTTTACAAATTAATTGGAGAGGCAACCAAAGCAGAAGAATTAGGCCCAGATGATTTAATGGACGAATCTGCACTTATGGCATATGCAGGCAAAAAGAAACACAAGGCTGAAAAAGAATCTATTGACGATATGTTGGAAGCAGCAATTGACCAACTAATGGGACAATTTGCTGAAGCAAAAGACGAACCAATG